TTACATATTAATACCTCCTCCTTGACTGAGGTCGTAGCTGGGTAAAGTAAGAGTAGTTACTGTTACAATCCATGTATCATTAAGGTTATTAAGCGACATAATTCTATTTGCCTGTGTTGCATCCCCTAAATATTTGGCGGCAACATGCCACAGTGAAATATCACTCGCACTTACATTAATTGTTTTTCCGGTTTTCATTCTGACTCATGATAATATATTTGAAAGAGAAATATTGTTAGTCGAGCGCGTTAAGTAGGCATTGTTCAGTGCTGATGTTGCCAATATTCCGGAATGTGCTGTCGCAGCAATCATGGAAGAGGCACCTGAGACTAGATTTCCGCCGGAATTAGCGGAAATAGACGATATTTCAGTGTTGGAAGCATTGAATATTGATGAGTTTAGGTTTGTAGATGACGAGATATTACTTTGAAGGTTTGTAAAATCTAGGTTTGAACTCAAAGAAGATAGAGCATTCGCTTGTGTCGAAAGGCCTGATAGTTTGCTGTTTAGAGTAGACATTTCACCTCCCTCGCCAATCAGATTAGCTAAAGGAGTTATTTCCCCAGCGTAAGAACTTGAGACATTTGTGAGATAACTCACATAGGAACTGGCGTCTGAAAGCAAACCGGTTGTTGTGGAAAATGCACTTGAAAGATCAGAATTCAGTAAACCGACGAGGGAAGATAATGTCGAGGTTAAAGTTGAAACTGTTTGAGGAATAACTTCACAAAAAATTTTGTAAGGAATAATGGTTCCACAATTTGTGTAAGAGGCCTGAAAAGCTGTGATAACGACTTTTCTTGAAATCCCTCCACCTGAAAAAGTGTAGGAATTACCACTCCGAGCCATGGCATCAAGAGTTCTTGCTTTCTGAAGGGATGAGCTACCCCGAAAAATGCCACCCCAAGTTAATGGCTGATCATAGTATCCATTAAGAATAACGACTTTAGCACCGCCGATTTGGTGAAAAGTCTCGGTTGCCTGATAGCCGCCCCAAAACAATTCAGAAGGCACTTCTGTATCCAGAAAAGTAATTGGCCCTAATGTAAAATTTTGAGTGCCAAGAGCGGATTCTATAGAAGAAACAATGCCTAAAAAACTCATTAGATATGTAATCCAGGATAACTTGGAACACTTTGTACCCACGACATTAATGAGCCGCTGGGAGGAGAACGAAAAGATTGGTTGAGTTCAGATTCAACAAAGTTCATTATTTCATGAAAATCAGTTTTATTTATAGATAAATTTCCTACATTACCTAATTCATTTTCATTTTTTAAGTATGATGTATTTACTGTATTTTCATTTATTTTATTTAATGATTTTCCTGATATATTCAGTAAATTTTTTTTTCCTACCTTTCTTTCCATTACATTTTTTGTGATTTTATTTTTATGATTTGTTTTATAATAAACGAAACTATGGTTTTTTATATTTTCTGAGGAGATGCTTTGAGATGAGTTTATAAATTTTATGCTTGTATTTGGTTGTTTCTGCTCAATATGAGAGATGTGTAAACCATGAAATAACATTCCACTTCCATTATAGGTGGGGAATATTTTTTGTATATATCTATTTTTTTTTGATTTATCAGCTCTTGCCTTATATTCTAAAAAATTTAATAAATTAATGTTTCTGCTTATGTTCGTATTATTGTTTATTCCTTTATATTCACTATTTGATGTTATTTTGTTTTCATTATTTTTTAATTGTGTATTTATAAATTTATTTAAGTTTCTTTGGTTGTATGTGTATATTTTTTCTACATTTTTATAATTTAATAAATTTTTTGTGATATGGGTTTTTTGTGGTATTGAATTTGATGAGTTGAAATTTTTTATATGACTGTTAAGACTTATTGTAAATTTTTTTCTTAAATAAGTTAAATGCGTTTTGAAATTATTATATTTTTTTATAAATAAATTTTGTAAGGAGTTTTTTTTGTTATAGGCATTTATTCGGAATTTTGCTCCAACCATTGAAGGCGCTCCCACGAAAACTCCCCTCCATCCATTTTCCCTATGACGATAATAGCAGCAGCTCGCAAACGCCAATCCCACTGCATAATCAAATCATAGGGAATGTTTGCCTTTAATAGAGTTATTATTTCTGATAAAGACGGAGAGGATGCTAATTTTTTATTAAGTTTATATCGTCTTCTTCTGTACATTCGGTTGAAATAAGATAATCCTCAATTGACTTTATTCCATCTACACCAATATCATTCGCCAACATGTCGAGCATATTTTTGTTTTTCGGAAAAGGCACGGGGATGCTATTAATGGCACGAATTGAGCACCATTGTTGTACAACATTTATATAAGTTTCATTTTTTGAGCCGTCTGGGCCACAAATCAAAATAATATCAAGCATTTCACTTGGTGTTATTTCTTTATAAATAAGCTCTTTGCCTGTTTCACAAACCAGTTTAACCATATTATCTTTCATTATTATATAGCTCTTCTTAGGCTGGCGAAAAATGTTACAGATTGGGATACGACGCTTTCAGCTGTAAATTTACCTGCGTTTGAAAACGCTAAAGTCAGACCACTATATTCAAATTTTGAAGTACTGCCATCACTTTCCTGAATATAACAATACAAAACACCTGATGAAATAGTGTTGGAGTTCCAAAAAGCAAGTTCATCTGTATTGAATAAATCGTCTAGAGCAGAATTTCCTCTATCGATCGTGAATGATCCTCTCCACCCAGCAGGTGTGTTAAATTCAACAGGAGGCTTGTTGAGAGGAGAAACTTTTTGGGCGCGAATTTCCTGATGGACACTGAAATCAGTAACATCCTGAATGTCGATCCTGTTTCCATTCCAAATAAGGATAATGGATCCTTGCCGACCAAGTGTGTATGTAGTAGCCATTAGTTACTAGAAACCGTCACACCGGCCCCTCCTGTAATATTTACAATAAATTTCTTATTAATACCAAAATAGGTAACATTGATATCAGCTTGTAAAAAACCTAAAGAAATTCGAGATTGTGGATTATTTGTTGTTGAGCAGATGACGGAGTAGGGTGCACTACCAGAAGCAGTACCAATGACGCCTTGTTGTTCTAAGTCAGAAAGAAATCCGGTTAAGGTAGCTTCAATATCAGTGAATAAAGTAGGAGATATTGGTTGACCAATATAAACTCCCATACCGTTGGCAAGTGTCTCACTGATAAAATTAGTTACTCTAGTATATTCATCACCATTATTTGTTGAGTTACTAGAGATATTTATTCCAGCTCTAACAGTCCAGTAACTTCCTCCTGGAGCAGGATTGCAAATAACATCAATCCCATTGGTGAAAAGAGAAGTCAATTCTGCTGAAGAGTAAGTTAAGTTCTGACCAGAACTTATTAGGCCTGATTTTTGACTGCCAATAACACCATATATTTGTTTGTTAAGGCTCGGGAGTTGAGGCGAAAGAGCCGCCAATCGCCCTGCGACAAAACCTGTTGGAGGTACTAATCTGGTAAGAGAATTCTCACCATCGTACCAGTAAAGCCAGTCCCCTAGCATAGCTTTCAAACTATAACTGTCTACACCGACTGAACTGCGTTTTGCTGAAGCTGTTTCAACAGATTCACTGGGGGGACCGGATGTGATCATATAGATTCCTTCCGATAAAGCAAAGGCGGCCTGAGTGGACCAAGTTGTATCATCTGTTACACCGGCAAGGACTGCCAGACTGCATTTTTGCCCTCTCAAGGCATACATGCCCGTGCGGGTAAGTCCATCTGATCCTAGCAGTATGTTGGCTGTTACAGCTGAATTTCCATCAGTCCCTCCTGTCAGAGCTGTGGTATTCATTGCACTCGGAGCTACATCGACTGCAGTGCCAAGTGTCGCTGTGATTATTGAACTTGGTCCCCTAATAGATGATTGTCCGTTATTGATGGCTGAAACAAAGTTGTTCCAAAAAACACCATTATCTGTTTGTTGAATTAAGTTATCAAATGTTTCTGGAAGATAGTTGGGCATCGTTACCGTTATCTTCCAGCTTTTAGGAGCCGAACCAGGAGAAATATTAAAGCTAATATTGTTTGATTCTGATCCTGTGTACTTTGATTTTATTAAAACTGGATATGTTTCGTTATCACTTTGTTGAAGTACTGGTGCAGAACCAACTGTGTCTGTACCATCCGTAACTCTTACTCCAACAAAATTGGAGGCCCCCTGCAAAATAGCGGTAGATGCAATGGTTGCTAAATCAAAGGCACTGTCTTGCATTGAGCCAAAATAGGCAGCTCGTTCTGCTGAAGTTCCAAAAACTAATGGGGTATTGGTGGGACCCCATGAGCTGGTTCCAACAATACCGACAATGTCAGTTTGAGCGCCAGATAATGAGGTTGTGCCACTTGTCTGAATTTGAATATAGAGATCTGGAACAGCAAGTGAACTTGTGTTCAATGTTCCCGACTGACTTATAACAGTCATTGTTTTTCCTAACTTATAATAATTTAAACCATTTAATAAATAATATTTAAATGATTCCAATTACATCAAGAGAATTTACATCTATAGATGGCAACAACAAGGGAGGACATGAGATTGTAGATATAATCGCAAACTCTATAGACCACATAATATCAACGCGATACAAATTCGCATTTAAATTATTGTCATATAACTTTCTATCCTGAAAATTTATAATTCCGCGGTCGAATGTTGCATTTGATAGGGTATCTGATGTTAATAAGGATTCTATTACTGCATTTTCCACATTATCACGTGCAACAATAGATGGAGAAAAAACAGAAGTACAGAACATATCTTCTAGCCGACTGATTTCTTGATACATAGTTGAATTTCCACCACAAAATCCTTTTACCACTATCTCTGATTGTGATGTTATCGTTGATCCATCGATAGATATTAGGGCCGAATAATCCGATTTAATAAGTTCATAGATATTGTTCGTAACTGTAGCAGAATCTTGACCTGATTGAACCACAACAGGATATGCTTTTTCTGATATGACTATGCCAGCGAGGCCATTTTGGAGAGCGGTCCCGGAAAATTCAACTTTACATGATGAGTTTATAACATTATCTACAGATAGTCCAAACAAATCATTAGTGTCGAAAGTCTTCCACTGTCGCCCATATCGCGTTTTGTTTTTAGTCTGCCCTGGTTGCTGATTGACAGCTATCCAAGAAATCCCAGATGAAGACATCAAGTCTTTTGATAATTCTACTTCCTGAGGCCAGCCACGACAAATCTTTAAGTTTTCATTAATTGTTGAAAGGAGGACACCGCTCGTATTTTCTGGATAGATATAGTTGTTTATTGTATTACAAATTATATTTTCTATTTCAGAAACTGAAGCCATTATGCTTGATCGCTCTTCGCCACCAAACGCAATCCGAATTCAGTCTCTTCAACAATTAAAACGTGATAACAATTCTGATCCATATCCTTAACCCTTAAGCCTTGATATAATGTGATATCAGGAATTTTAGGCATGAGTATTTCCCAGTTACCGAGAGAAAGATCAGTTCCTAGACCGGTTGGTGAGCGTCCGGATGCGGATACTTCAAGCATTGATACTTGATAGTTAGAAACCACTTCAACATCTTCTTTCCAAACTGGCCCAGAAGGAGATCGTAAACCAATTGAATTGTTATCAGAAGAAAGATCTGATTCATAAAAAGATATTGATTTGTTTGTCTGCACTATCAGTAGAGGTTTCCAAGGTTCAAATCGGGCAACAAAGTAAATATCTGTTGTAATATTCTCTATATTTTCATCTGGTTGTGTTTCGAGATAGTCACCTACAAGAATACCATTTGTATCAATGGAAGCAAACAAAAATTTATGTCCCCATATGGCCGGAGATACTCCGGTAAAGGATGCTGATGGATCAATAAGACACTTTAATGTAGCTATTTTTTCTGATGGTAGTGGCATGGATGAGCTTTGCGGGCGAGTTTGAATAACAGAAAATCCCACAACCGTTGCAGCCTTTTGAAATCCATAGGCAGCTTTTTTCTGTAATTTATCTATATCCATCAGATCGACATTTTTATTAATAAGGAATTAAATCCAGGTCCGACATCGACCCCTATGAATTTAACCAGTTCCAGTCTTTGCTGCTTAAATAAACTAACTCTATCGGTAAATTCGTTTTTGTTATGAGTCCAGATAGCTGCTTTATCTGTATCTAAATTATCAGCAGAATTTGCTGGGCCTTGCTCGAGAACAGATAATGTCGCCAACATCGAGCGAATAACTTGTATTTCTTCTTGTGAAAAATTTGATAGTCTATACTCTAAAATTCCGTAATGAGAAAAATAAAGCCAGCTACCGGAAATATGACTATTGCCACGAGCAGGATACCAACAATAACGCCGTATATTGACTTTTTCTATTTCGCTCAAAACATCTTCAGACATAGATAAAACTTTCTAGAAAATGACCCAGAAAATCTCTGGGTCATTTTAATTATTTAGAGACTTTCAATAATGACGCCACGCTTCAGATAGCTGTTCGTCGATGTTGGAATGATTGAAGGATTGACAGTCGCATCTGTTGGGAGTGCAAAGCCTCCAATCCAGTACCAGGACTGAGCAATAATCTGTTTCAAGCGATCCAAAGGTTCTCTAGTAATCATCATGATACCGTCGACATTTTCGACCAGGGCTCGGTCACTGTCTGGAATATCAACGGATCCGTTGTAATCGCCTTCAATTAGAGCTCCCTGGCCGCAAACAATCGCTCTATGGATAACGCCGCTACCAAGGGAAGCCTGCAGTGGTGCCTCAGTCGTAGGAATAAATCTTACTCCTAAAAGTTCCACAACAGAGCCAGAGCGATAGGCTTCACTGCCGTAAGCACCACGATACAAATATTTAAAATCACCATCACGAAAAAGACCGAGCATCTGCTGATCATCGAGGTAGCAGTGATAGGCGCCATCGATAGTGGGCACGTTATTCATACGTAGAGCAGCTACAGCAGCGAGGACAGTCTGAATGCCTAACGTGTCACCTGTGATGTAATTACTGGAACCGTAATTGCCTTCAGGTGCAACCAGTTGTGCTGTAGTCAGTCGATTATTCGGACGCAAGACAAGTGGAGCTGTTGAAGCCACGACAGCATTTCCTTCTGCGCCATCGCTAACGGACACAGCAGTAGAGAATGTCAGCACACCCGATATGCCCAGGGGGGCGGTCGAAATATTAACAGAGTCATATGCGACGCTGATGAGGGTGTAGGCGTTGCTTCCCACAGTTACAGTCATGCCTGATGACTGAGCTACCGAAACTACCTGCCCGGTTGCGTTTAAAACTCTTTCAAAACCACGCACATCGTCGACAGAGACCTGCGTGCTGGAAGCGCTAATAGAGGTTGTTACCCGGGTGTTGCCGCCCATGTAACCACCGACACCGCCAGACGGACCAGCGAAAAGGGTATTCCGTGCAATTCTATCAAGGGATTGAAGTGCCTGGATGCCGTTGGTGTTTGCATTAGCAAGGAACTGATCGCTGATCCCGACACCTTCACTGACAACATTGAGATCAATGGTGTCACCATACTGATTGATCGTCAGTGTATATTGTTCAACAGACCAGGTTGAAGGAGTCAGGCCATTGTCAAAGTTGGTGTTTTGTGACGGCGACATTGGAACGGTGACGGGTGCCTTCAAACCCTTGCGGGTTTTAGTAATGCTTTCACCAATTCTATTTGGAAAAATTTCTCTGTCTGCGATAGCGCGAAAAGCAATTCGAGACTGCAGACCGGCAGAGAATTCGCGGGCAAGGTAGCCTTCCTGAATAATAGGCTGAAGCTGAGCGGGAAAGTTATCAATAGCCATTAAATTTTGACCTTTAATTATAGCGACGAGAATAAGACGGTGCTACTCTTTTTAAAGAGCGTTTGTATTCAGATTCAGACATATCTTTAACAGGCAATGCTGTGTTGGCTTTTGCCTTAGGCGTAAGAGCTGAACGAGCAGTGCTGCTCATTTTTCCAGCTCGACTGGTGTCTGCAAAAAGAAAAGGTTTTTTTGACTTTAAATCAGCTATAGCTGTGTCGATTCCAAGAATATTTCCATTTTCATCTAAGGTAATTTCAGATGAATCTAAAAGCGGTAGACAGTCCAGATCAATAAGTCCAGAAGAAATAGCTTGTGATTTGATTTCGGAGTCAATTTTTATTCTAGAAACTTCTTGCGCCTGCTTTTCTGCCATTACCGCTGTTTCAGCCTTCAAATTGAGCAACTCTTCTTCGACAGACAGAGCGTAGGCTTTCGATGCGGCAAGATCGGCCTGAACTTGAGCCAGTTGATTTGAAAATGCATTAGCTACACTATCAGCTGCTGACCGGGGTGTGTTGGATGCTCCATCTGAAATATTACTATCTTTGCTTTCAGACGATCCTGAATTTACTTCCATTTATTCTCCGCAGCGATATTGATTTTCTTTTTAAGATAACTCATTATCGTTCAATATTTTCTTTATTTCTTCAGCAACATGCTGAACATGCGTTGCAGGTTTCATCATTCTGACTGCGGTGTCCATTGACACAACTCCGGCAGTTTTTGCTGACTGCACCGCATTGGCTATAGTCTGCATGTCCCCAAAGGTTGGTTCAAACCATGCAGGCCAGACAAGTGAAATATTTTTTGCCTGAAGTTCACCATAACTCTGTCCTGCAATCTTTAAATCTGGAAATTTTTGAGTAATTAGAGTAATCAAGTTGATAACTGAGACCAGTCCGCAATCTCCATAAGATCTGCGTAGACGACCAACGAGCCATGTTAAACCGAGACACATGAGTTCCATAGCGCGCCCTGATTGAGCAGCACTAACGCGGTCTCCATGTGCGCGGTTTCCATGCATTGCTTCTAAGGCCAGGGAACGTAAGGCTTGCCACATATTGAGAGCTGCTGCGGCCCCAGTCCCATTAATTTCAAGAAGTTTTGCATCGCTGCCTTGCGGTAAGGCAATTGCATGCGAGGCATCTTTGGTAAATGAAGAGGTTAAACCATTTGAGATTTGATATTCATCAACTGAAAGCACCATCGTTGGATCAGAGGAATAACGTAGTCCTCTCACTGTTTGTGAAAGAAGGTAATCAGCATCAATCATGGCATCAATACCCGCACTAAAAGTGCATTTTCCATCAGGAGCGTTAGGATCTGCAGACGGAAGATTCTTGATCCAGACGATAGGTATTACTCCTAATCCATGCTGTGTGCAGCGCGCTTCATCTCGGATAAGTTGGGTATTCTTATCTGCACTGTATTCGACAGGAATAGGATCGTACCAGATAGTCTCAAATTCAGTGAAATCTCTTGTGAACCAATAATTTCCATCAGGAAATTCGCCGAATCCAGCTTTTTTTAATCCATCAGCGTCAACAATATACTGCTCTCTTACATAAACAAGTTTTCTGGGATCGAGAAGTGAGAAGGTTGGTTCAAGAAAACAGGTTCGTTTTAATTCAACTACAAGCTCATTTTCTATGGCCTGAACTAGGATTGCAACCGATCCTACAGCCCCCATAACTGCAGCCTGCTCCATAAGAGACGGCAGATTTAGATCGAAGCAAATTTTTCGTATTTTTGCTTCGATCTCGCAGTCTTCATTATCATCGTCTTTTTGGACGTGGATGGAAGGCCAGTGAGAAGCACTAAAAAGTAAGGAAACAGTATCATCCACTACAACATTGCATAAATGTGTTCTGACGGAAGGGCGTCTTTTATTGATCGGGATATATGAACCATCGCCACCACACGTCTTGAAGAAAGGATATCGAATATGGTCATAAAGGCTTCCATCCAGAACTTTTTCCAGAGCGAGAAGATTTCTTGTTCTATTCGAGTATTGTGATGGAAAATTCATACTTTTTTTTAATTCGTGCCAGTCCACTTTATTTCCTATCGATCAAGAATTTTGTTGGAATTTATATCGAGTGCATTTTCCGAGAATCTGAAGTATAAATAATAACCACTTGCGTCTACGAGATGGTCATATCCCTGTTTTTTATCTGGTTCAGAGGTCCCTGTTATGAAAGCATATCTCTCGTAACTTTCTATACTTTTTGTGCACTTCGGGGAAACAAAAGCCCTTCGTTGTTTTAATGAATTCTCAAACATCGAATTCATGAAATTCAGTCTGTCACGTACTCGTGGCGATTGTTTTCTTGTTTTGACGCTTATTCCATATGACAGAAGTATAGATATATCTGTTTTTCCTGAAGCTGACGTTTTTCGTGCTTGTCCTGCAGGGTCTGGATAGACTGTGATATGTTGTGCGGAATATTCTTCTACCCCAGAGAAATCTCTTTCTTTTTTACCATATCGTTTCAGTATTTCTTTTGAAATTTCATCAGTATTGGATGTCTGTATAATTATTTCGTCTATTTGCGTAGTAATTATAATGCCATTTTCATCCATATCCTCCTGCCAGACTGTTGCCGACATGGGGTTTATGTTGAAATCCATTCCTATATGAACAGCTTTGGTCTCATCATATGTAGCGTTTTTGATGGAGTGTTTTCTTGAGAATGCATATAAGCAACGACCGCAGAAAGTTTCAAACGATGCTTCATATTCCTGACGATATGTACGAAGATCAAGGCTGTTCTTGGCATTATTGATTTCTTCAGCTGAGACGTTTCCTCCATCCAGTGTCGTGTAAGAACAGGACCACCAACCATTTTCATGTGTCTCTCCATGCTGACCTTTCAAATAAAGATCATAAAAATGATCTTTTCCTTTCGGTGTACCAATGAAAAGAGCATTTCCTTCGCATGTTGAAAGCATTGGGCGAATAACTTCAGTCCAGGCTTCAGGTGGAGTGTCTGCCCATTCATCACCTAAAAAAAAAACAAACCACTCCCACGTAACGCATCATAATTTTCTAATCCTACGATGCGTACCGTATGTCCGTATGGCCCAACCTCAAGGGAAAGCTCCGATTCCCTAGGGGGACGTATAAGCCATTTTTGGGGAATGGTGGCTTTCAGTTTTGGCCAGAATATTTTTTTTGCCTGTTTGTATGTGGGAGCAGCATACCAGATCTCATTATCGGGATTGATGTTTCTTACAACAGCGTTCTTTACGGCTCGACGAATCTCTTCTGCGGCTTCAAATGTTTTGCCGAATCTTCTTCCGCAGGCGGCGACGCGAAAGCGAGCATGTTTTTTCCATCCTTCCCGATATATATTCATCTGGGGCGATGTTAGCGATATTCTCTCTTCATTCTTCATGAGAATTTGTATTTTTAGTAATATTTTCCTGAGGAGATGGATCAGAAATTATTTCATCCCTAAGTCGTGCCATCTTGTCTTCTGGTGGTGTGTGTATGGTATTTGA